AAAAACAGTGAGGGTAAGTGGGTGATGAAGGATTATGAGCTTCATGCTATGGCCCAGTTGTTGCCTACGTTTATGGATGTTCGGCGCGTGTTTCCGACCGAAGAACGGTATCAGCAAAGAAAATTGTCGAATTGGATTTCTTTCTTTTCGGGTATTGGTTTGAGGACTAATACTTTGTGGGAGCAGGAGCGTTCTCGTTTTTCGCGGGAAATGGAAAAGCGTGATGCGGAAGAAGAACTGCGACAGTTGAGGGGTTAGGGACGAACTACCCTATGGGTATGCAGTTCATTTCCCGTGACGAATGGGGAGCTATCGACTCTGGTAAGGGGTTGAGTGACTTTCGCCGTGTCCCGACAGGAATTGTCGTTCATCACACAACGGGTTCTGCGTCCTTTCCTTGGGATCGCATCCGTCAACACGACAAGTATCACGTTGAGACTCGTGGATGGAACTCAATCGCTTACAACTGGCTGGTGTCTGGTGAGACTGGCGAGATCTTTGAGGGTCGTGGTTGGAAGCAGGGTGCAGCTACGAAAGGGCAGAACTCTAAAACCACTTCCATTTCCTACATTGGTTCGGGTGACGATCTAACGGAGAAGGGGAAGGAGGCGATCCTTACCGTCATAGGGGCGTTGCGGGACGAGTATGGCGATCACTTGTGGGTCAAATGTCATAGAGATTTCGGCACCACTTATTGCCCTGGCGACGGTTTAGCTACCTGGATTAAGTCGGGTATGCCGATGATGGATAAGCCTACTTCTAGTGCTAGTTGGAAGATTCGTCTTGAAGATATGGAATCTTTGGGTGTGGATTTTCGTCGGAAGCCTTTGCATCGTGGGTCTAAGGGTAAGAATGTGGCTACTTTGCAGGCACGTTTGAATGAACGCATTAACGCACAGCTTGTGGTTGATGGGGTGTTTGGGCGAAAAACCCAAGCTGCCCTCAAGGAATTTCAGGCTAATTTTCCTATCCGCAAAGACGGGGTTTGCGGTCCTGTCACTTGGCGATATTTGTGGACCGTTTAAGGAGATATTTTGTTTAATTTAGATTTTTTGCGAGATACATTTGAGCGTGGTTTCGCTACGTTCTGTCAAGGGTTTGTAGGCGCTATGGCTATTCCTGGCCCTGATTGGAGTGACTCGTTGAAGATTGGTGCTGTTGCTGCTGTGATTGCTATTGGCAAGGCGCTGGCTGCTACTCGTGTCGGAGATTCTAGGTCTGCGTCGTTAGTGGGGTAATGATGGATTCGGAGCCAAGTAAAGCTGACTGGGAGGCTTGGGCCGAAGAGTACGGCTACGTGGCTTCGGAGATTTATCAAACAATAAAAAATAATTCGCATTTGTTAGATGTGGCTGACGGGAATCATGCCAAATGGCATGATGACTCGTTGGCGGTGATGGTGGTTTTGCCGTTTGAGCACGCTATGGCGTTTTCGGCGGAGTCGTTGCTAAACGATTTTGAGAACAGTCCGTTGCATGGTCATGTGTTCGCTGTTATCAGCGGTTTAATTCTTGCGTCTGCCGAAGTGATGGATGACTCGGATTACAACACTGATGAACCGTGAAAGTTTGGATTGATCAAGATTTATGCACGGGTGATGGTCTGTGCGCGGAGATCGCTCCCGACGTTTTCATTATGAGAGACGATGGTTTGGCCTACGTCCAAGAGGATGGTCACATATTTGAGGATCCTGGTGGGGCGTTGGGGTTAGCCAATTTTGCGGAGGAACATTTGGAAGCTGTCATTGAGTCGGCTGAGGAATGTCCTGGGGAATGTATTTTTATTGAAGTTGGGTAGACCCTATTTGCACCTCGGCCCTAAAACCCCAGGTCAGAGGGGGTTTTAACTCAGGTATTCTTGAACCAGTGGATGGTTTTCTAATTTGCGTTTGAGTTTTCTGAGGATGTAGTCACGCTTGCGGGCAACTGTAGTTTTGGGAATATCTAACATTCGTTCGATTTCTCGTAGGCTGCGACGCTCATAGAGCAGAGCGTTCAACAACCAAATCTCCCACTCCCCCAATTCGTCGAACGCATCCAGCACTACGTCTTGTAGCTGTAGGCGTTCCTCTTGGGATTGCTCTAAGACCGCATAGGGTGGAGCTTCTTGGAGAATCTCCACTTGCGATGGATGCGCATACGCTCTAGCAAAACTGGTTACTCTCCAGGCCAGGTCCAGAGGATCAAAGGGAAATTCCTTCTTGACCATACCCCCATGCTACGTCTGCTGGTACTGCGTAATATTCTTTTCTGTTGTCTGGGAAAAGTTTTATTTTAGATTGCAGACACAGATCTCTGATCGTGTGGAATCTGAGGAACGTGTGACGGTCAAACATGGAATCGTAAACAAAAAGTAATACTTCCATTTGTTTGTGCCACCAACCGAGAGCATCAAGTTTGTCTACCTTCATGTGGATCTCTTGACTCCGACCAAAACCCTGGACTTCTATTAGATAGTTTTCTGTGAGGTAGTCAGGTGTGTAACAGATCTGACGGGGGACGTTGTTTAGGCGGAATGGTGGCCTGTTTAGCCCGTAGCGTGCGTAGGGCCACGGGGCTACTTCCTCAAATTTTCCTTCGGCTAGGTCGCCCATTTCTTTGAGGCGTTCAGAGAAATCTAGGTCTTTGAATTTCATGTTTTCTCTGCCTGTACCCAAACTACATCCCTGTCATTTGGAATGATTCCTGCTTTCTGTAACCCATCAGCAGCGAGTTTGATGTAGTTGTCTAAGTCGCCACGCAGCTTGGGTTTCTCCCAATCTGGTAGCGACGTAATTTTGACGTACGTATTTTCGTTGGTGAAATGTAATTCAAGTTTTATTGGACCCTCGAATACTGGATGGTTGTCGCCTACAGCTTCGACAATTCGATCTTCTGCTTCGACGGTTTCTTTGGGTGTGTATGCCCTGCCGCTGCGTGTCATGCGGGGGCGACCCTTTGTGCGGGGCCGTCCCTCTATGACTAGCTCATACGGGTCGGCTTGCTTTTCGTTGGGCATCATCTACCAGTCGTTCCATTTGTCGGTCGGCATCGCGCCTCCCCATAAATTTTGGGCCTTCTTCATACCATTGACCGAGGCGAGAATCCAAGTCATTAGTCCATGAAACTACATCGCCACGATCAAATCCTGACTCGAACATGGCTCGGGCGAAGCGGTTGAGGAATCCGTGTCGTCCATGTCCTGCTCCGTGTTGTCTGTAGTAATCGACGGGGCCGTTGCGGTACATCATTAGGGCGAGTCCTCGTAGGCGTGACCCGTCTATCCGCATGAGGGGTTCTTTGCTGTAGTCCCTTGGTGGGGGTAGGTCTGGTTCGTGGTCTTGGTATAGCTCTGCCGCTCGTTCCAGATCTTCTATGGGGGTGCGTTCTGCTTCGGCTCCTATTATGAAATCCCAAATGTCGTAGGGTTCGCCGCTGGAGTTGATGATAATTTGTCGCCCCTGTGGGCGTGCGCCTCCGTAGGGGAGCCGCACGTAGTTTCCTGGGGGACCGTCTAACCAATCTGATTTGGGGTATACAGCGTCGTAGTCTCCGCCTGCGAGTTGCATTACTGCTTGTAAGGCTTTGCGCATGAGGTTGGTGCGCACCCATTCTTCTGCGAATACCCATACGTGGCATCCTTTGGTGCGGGATAGTTCTAGCCACGCCGTGATTCCTAGTGCTTCAAATAGTTTGAGTGCGTTTTTGGCGATGGTGTGGGAATCTGCGGTGCCTTCGTCTATGTCGATGGCACCCCATTTGCACATCCATAGTTCCCGTTTCATGTGGGGGTAGAGGGGACGTAACCCTAGGGTGTTGGCGTTCGCCTCGCTGTCCGATCGTAGGAACCCTGCTGGCCCTGATTGTTCTTTGTGGGGGTCGTAGACCATCGGATAGATTCCGACCATCTCAGAGCCGTCTAGGTGTCTCTCAATCAGTTCTGTTGTCACGGGTATCCAACGGCACCCACCTTTGTCGGTGCCGAACGCATACGGGAACCCCTCGAACACGTTTCCGAACACCTTTGCAGCGGAGCTAGTCATCAAATGCCCCCTGTTCCCAGGTCACTCCAGGTTCCAGAATACGTCCGCTGCTGTCGATGGTGAGGTTTACCTCAGCTTTTTCCCCATCACCTGCCTTGTTTTTCCACAGGCCAGCGCTTACTTCGTCCTCATAGTAGGCACGGGTTTCTTCATCAAGGTTGGTGTCGTCCCACCTACGCCACGTTTCAATTAAGAAGTGGCTTTCGCTGGTGGAGGCGTACCGTCCTGCTTCAAGTCCGCCAGCTTTTCCTCGGTTACCTGTTCCTCTACCTGATTGGTGGATGATGACACCCACCACTCTCCAGTCAGATACAAGTTGTTTGAAAGATTCGATCTTGGCTTGGACACTAGCTGCATCCCCCGTTTCTCCACCTCTAATAAGTTCAAGGAAATCGTAAACTAAAACTTCGGGGCGTTTGCCTCCCCACAGGGTGGTGGAGGCAATACGTAACGCTTTATCTAAATCTGCGACGCTCATACCCGTGGACTCAAAATGCAAGTTGGTTTCATCTTGCATTATCTGTTCCACTCGTTCCCACGCTGTGGGATCTTCGCGGATCAAACGACTAATCCATTCCTTCTGGTCATACTCCAAACGAATAGACGAATACCGTCCCCAAAACATTGT